GCAGCCATGATGAAGGAACGGCTTACACATTCTCAGTACTTGCAGTTCCTTGACGTCCATAAAATAGATCCCAACTTGGATCCAGATATCCATGAGGTTGTATATGAGCTCCTCGGTGATACTGATGAGGATTACCTCAGGTACTTTGAGGAGAAGGACCGTATCTCATATAAGCAGTACCTTGAGGAATCGTCTTAAAAGTGTAGAACTATATTTGAATAAAACAATGAAGGAACTCATCGACGCGCTGGTTTTCACGCACCGCACAGATACAACTCTTACGAATCTAATTGCGGACGCCATGCAGGACTGTCAGTATTCGGTATTTGCTGATGACATCCGCAAAAAGATTGCCATACTCATGAAGTACCATGCGCAGTACGGTAACCTTACCGTGGCTCAGATTCGCGCACTAGGAGACTACAATTAAATATAAAACTTTAGGTATGGAGGAGCGTATACTGTACTACCTAGAAGACATCGATGTGCGCCGCGCCATGGGTCAGCCCCCGCGCAGGCTCAAGTCGACCGGATTTATTATTCCAAAAAAATATTCTTATTTTTATTTTTACAAAACACGAAAGCTCATGAAGATTTGCCCCTTCTGTCACACAGAAGTGATGAGTCCCATGATACTCGATGCGTTCAGTAACAATTTTTTTGTTTTTAATTTGGACTGTCAGGATGTTACCTATGAGTACTATGGTGCGTCAGGGGGCGTCGTGGTCGACCCTACCTACAATATCCCTATCATAGTACGTGGTCCCATAAAGTTTATTGATATAGAGTAAGTGATGACTCTCGAAAAGTGGCACACAGAGGAGGAGACGTTCCTCGAGAATCTCCAGAAGCAGTGCGAGACACTCTACAAACACACTATGAAAGAACACCACTACTACGACAGACTATCAGCCAAATTTAACATCCCTATTCTTATCGTGTCCGCCATCAACTCACTGACGGCCGTCGCGCTCAATTCGTTTATCGCACAAGAGTACGTCAGTGTGCTCAACGCCGTACTGTCGGCAGGCACAGGCGTGCTTGGGTCCATCCAGCTCTACCTCAAGCTCAACGAAAAGATGACCAAGGCTACCAGGGCGTCGGTCGCATTCAAACGCATATCTCTGAAGATATCAAGGGAGCTGGCGCTCGCCAGAGACGTGCGCACGTCAGAAGGGCCAGCCTTTGTTCAGGACTGCTTCTCGGACTTTAACCAGACACTCGAGTCGGCCAACCCACTCGACAAAAAACTTGAAGAATTTTTAGTTATTAAAAAGTCTGGTGACATTTCCATGCCTACATCGCCTTCACACACCACCATAAATGAGTCTCTCAAGACTGTGGCCGACAAGCTCATGAATCTGGCGCGCATCCGTGTCAATATCAACAGAGGCGGTGGGTCACCCGGCGATGATTCACCTGCATAATATTCTTTGGTAAATAATAATGCTGAAGACCTATCAGCTCAACGTTGATACAGGGTCACTGCAGACGACCGGCGGTGGTCAGGGTGGCTCTGCCCAGAATTTTGTGACAAAAGTAAACAACAACCCCTTTCAGTGTCAGGTGCTGCTGGGCAATCGCCACAGGACCGTACGGACAGTCTCTCTGAAGAATGCTCAGATACCTGTCAACTGGTACAACGTACGCGCGCCGTACAACACGATAACCATCAACGGCACACTTTACACCATCACACCTGGCGTGTACACACAGGCCTCTTTCATTACAGCCTTTAACACAGCCATAGGAGGGACCCTGGCTATCGACGGGACGACCGGTATCGCCACCATTACCAAGACACCCGCGAATGTGACTGTGCCCTCAGGCCTCACTTATCCAACCCTGGCAAACCTGCTCGGCTTCACCGCGACCCAGACGCTGAACGGTGCTACATCTATCGCAGGCACTGTACCGGTCACCCTGTTCAACCAGGACACGTACGTGAACATCTGGATTGAGAATATGGGGGCGTCTTCGGGTGAACCGTCCCAGTCGACATTCAAGGTGCCCATAGCACTCCCTGTACCTCAGTATAATAACGTTTTCTATTGGGCCGAACAGTCTCAGAACGAGCAGCTCGTGTGCGTGACCGACTCAGGTGCTCGCATCGACCGTCTGAATATTCAGGTGCTCGACCGATACGGTCAACAGCTCAACAACAACGGTGTTGATTGGGCGCTTACCCTCGAGATTAAAAGTGACAATTAAAAGTAATGGAGAGACTCGTGTATGTCGACTCGACAAATCGTGACACGACTATTTATCCTAACGGCAGCAGCTACACGCTGCACCTCACCGACGTGGTCAAGAACGTAAGCCGTGTTGACCTCGTAGCTGCCAAAGTACCAAATACTCTTTATAATTTGACCAACGGTTCTAATGTCCTGACTTACACTGGTATTTCAGGACTTAGCAATGTCTTTTTGGACCCAGGGTTCTACTCGGGCTATGGCATCCAGACAGAACTGACCAACACGTCGAACACACGGGTCGCGTACCAGTTCCTGCCCGACGAAGGCCGGTTTATAGTCTTTGCGGCCAGTCCATTCACTTTCAAGATTCACAGTACCGAACTCGCTAATATGCTCGGCTTTGCACCGGACGTTTTGTACACGGGTCAGCCCGCCAGTGACGACCCTGTCTACGCCCACAACCCACAGTACTCAGGGACCCATATAGTCAAGTCACCACAGGGTGTCGACTTTACTGTCAACGAGTTTGTGTTTCTGGACATCCAGGAGCTGCGCACACCGACCATGCTCGATACCAAATCTATGAATAATAAGGGCACGTTCAGTGGTGCGAACGCCCGGAGGACATTTGCGATGATTCAGATGGATGTGAGCTCGGGCTGCATAAAGAATTTTAAGGAGTGCCATGATTACCGTATCAGCGTCTTTTATCCGGAACCGATAAACAGCCTAGACAGACTGACCGTGACGTGGTACGACAAGAATGGTCAGCAGCTGAACTTTGAGGGCTTTGATAACAACGCGTTTGTGCTGCGTTTCTACCTTGATAACGACCGTCCTGAGCTTCCACCACCGCCGGCCGTGCCAGAGGTGGAAATCAAGAGAATTATCGACGCCATGACGGCGCTCCCTCCCAAGCCTGAGCCCAAGAAGAAGCCCGCCTTGGGCCGCTGGCTAATGTACATTGTTATAGTTTTGCTAGCCCTGTGGGGGTTCCACTGGTACCGGAAAGCTGCCGAGGCTGCCGCTGCCGCTGCTGTGCCACAACCACTACCTCACGTAATGATGCGACCTGCCGCTCCACCTCTGGTCTGAAGGGATTCGGACCCTACGGGTCCACTTTAGCGGGTAACCGCGTAGATGGGCTGCTGGGTGCCTGGGTCGCGGATGGCCACGTTGAACGCCACAGTCTTCACAATCATGTAGACGATGATGGCAATCAGGGTGGTGAACAGGGCAGCCAGAGCGTAGTAGCTGGCACCGTCCTTGGACACCTGGACAATGCGGGAGATGACGAAGCGCACAAAGTCCATCCAGGCGATGGCGCTGGCGAAAGAGAAGCCAGCGACAATGCTGTTCAGGGACTGAGCCTCGAGCTGGAGAGCAATGGATGCAAGGGTGGATGCCATTTATATTTATAAACAATTTTTTCCTGAAGGCCCTTCCTGAAGGCGAAGCCTTCCCTGTGAGCAGGGTCACTCCGGGTCAAAGTCTGAGTCCGAGTCCTCCTGGGTAATAGGTGCGTACCGGACTGTGGGTGGTAGCTCGTCTGTGTCCGAGTCTTCATAAAAAATAAATTTTGTAAAAGTTTTTGTATAGTACGGAACCACGTTAGACATTCACCCTAGTAGGTGACGCTGGTTTTCGACCGCACTTTTGAGCGCCTGTTCGGCTGGGCTTTCTGGAACCCAGTCATCCCAGGTGTCAGCGCACTGATTCATCTTGTAGCCGATGCTCTCTGTATCGTCGCCCTGGTAGCGCGTGAACGGCTCCTCGTCGTCATCCACCGTTTCCAGGTCCTCTTCGTCTGACTCTTCCGAATCGTAAATCTCTGGGAAGAGCGAGCCGATCTGCTTGCCGACCACGTTCCGGGCTGCGTACATGAGCCCGTACATCATGTCGGTCGCCGTCACAGTGTTCCGGCCTGACTCTTTGACGTAATGACTCGCCAGAACGACAGAAGACTCCATGACGGGCAGAAAGATGTCCTCCATCTATAATTGTAAATATAATTTATATTGTTTCTTCCTGTCGCTCTTCAGTCTACCGCCCTGGATAGTAAGAGTCGTGTAACCGTAATAATATAGATACATGTTGTAGTTCTGACTTATTTGGGCTGACAGGGTCGGGTCGAACGTCATATCTATGTACGTCGAGCGTGAATTCAGTTTACTGAAATCAATAATACCATCCTGGCTGTACTCGCTTGGGTTATCCCCGAAGCAATACAGGTACACGTTTTTTGTCGGTATAGTCATACCGTGCTCAAAGGGCTGCTTGTAACTGTAGTAGAGAGCACCCGGGAAGTTAGTCAGGACGTTCTGATTATCTATGAAAAGTGTGGCAGACTTTATAATATCGACAAAATTTTGGGTCACGCCATTGAAAAACTTCAGGGGTATGGCCGAAACAATGTAGTCTGTATTATACCCATAAGTGTACCTGGAGGCGTAATAAGCTGGGTCGGCCGACGATTCGTACAGTTGGTTACGTACAAACCACACCAACATAGATACGTTAAAATCGGCCGTAAGATTCATTCTCACGACACCGTTGCTGTACGTCTGAACAGCCTCTTTCTGAGCGATTGGAATTTTAAATTCAAGTTTTGTATTCTTATAGTACAAAACCTCCTCAGGTGTCAGAGATATCCCCTGTAAAATCAATTTAGGATTTATAAGGTCGATACGAGTAGCCTTATAATTCGTAATCCATGCCTGTGTATTAAACGTTAACCGAACTGCTATGGAAGATTTATTAATAGCACAGAGCGGCAGATACGGATTCTTCTGCTCACGCTTGTACCGGCAGAAGAAGAAATCAAGAGGGACCATCAGGTTCACTTGTGTAGTCGCCGGTACGACGTTCGATTCAGCCTGTCCCGCGCTGATGTTCTGATACATCGAGAGCTTCTCGTCCGCATTCAGAAAGAGCTGGTCTCGCAAGATGTACCAGTCATCCTCAAGACTCTCTATAACATAACCGTCAATAATTAACTCCGCCTTTTTGATGATGGCTCTCCCGACAAGTTCGCAATAATTATACCCGGTTGGTAACGCCGGGAGAGTTACCGAAAGGAACATGTTTGCCAGAAGGTCCGCTTCCTGCTTGGGATAAATGTAAATAACACACTGCTGACTAAGATAACCAGCTCCCGATGAAACCAATGGGATAACACGGTGACCAATAGCAAAATTAGAGTGTTTAGTAATATCACTCGGTAAAGTTGACCTGTCACCATACATGTATTCGTCTTGTGGCCCAATGGCCATCAATGATGTCAGTGCTCCCGCTCGAGCCATATTTTTATAAATTATTTTTATAAAAGAGTTAATGATACATAGCCGTTAGTTGAAGCTCCTAGGTCGACCGCATTCGTGACCAGTGTCGGATTCACATATGACGTGGCACCACTTCCTGAACTCCCGGTATACCCACCTCCTCCAGATATACCCGAAGTCTTTGGCGCCTGACCACCACCAAAACCCCCAGACTCCTGTTGACCACCCCCAAAGTATTCACAACCAAACCCACCGTTCACGTAAGCCATTGGCTTGAGATAAGGATTGGTAGCATCTAGACTGGCGCCGTCTGTGTAAAACCCGGCACCGTCGTTCCCCTGTCCGGACCCCGGAGCCGAAAAACCCAGTGCTGGGACCGCGCCAGTACCCGAATCACCACCGGCTGCTACAAACAACGGAACGCCGTTGTACACCACATAGCTAGCGCCGGCGCCACCCTTCACGGCCGTATCAGTGCTTGTAGGGTTTTGACCCACGAGTATGTTCAATATCTGCCCCTGGGCGAGCGTTACGATACCCTGTATAAGACGCCCAGCCACTGTGCCGAAACCCCCTGAAGCAACTATCCTGTATCGACCTGTCGTCGGAATGGTCAGTTGCTGAATCCCGTTAGTTATTTTAAACTGAGACGATGACCACGGCGCACCACCATACGTCTCGGTCGAGAGAGGGCCGCGCGAACCATAGTAACCGAGCGTCGAAAATACAACTGTAGATGGAATAAACGGGTACAGACCGTTATACTGAGGACTGTACAAATACTTATTTAGAACAGATAATACACCACCCTCCTGAACGGTATCCGAAACGACCCGGAGATTCCCTTGCTCGACCCGCACCACACTGTTAGTCCGGGCATATATCCTAATCTGCCGCGAATAAGCACACGGCGACAGAGTCAGGTTGTGAATCTGTGAAGAAATAGAACTCATGTTTATTTGACCGGTCGGTTGTGTATTCTCTGGGTCTAAACCAAAAGAATAAAAATAAAAATTTCTGTCTGGTCTGCGTGTGTGATAGATGAGCGCCTGTGTCGAACGAAGAAACAGAGGCGTACCCAGTTCGACCGGGATTACATCGTTGTTGTTAAATGTCAGTCTCAGACTGACGAGCTGTTCGGCTCCGAGGTTAGTATAGTTATAGGCAGATGACCCGTCGTTCTGAATAACCCAGTAAAGCTCGTTCACACTACCTACAAAATTTGTATACACAGATATGTTTGTTATATTGGGACCGATACCTAACTGAGAGCGCTGAATCGTCCTGGTCATATAGTCGAAAGTCCCGTTACGGTAACGCTGCCTCTCTGCTTCCGGAAGATAGATGTAATTTACAAATAAGTCGACATTTATGGGGGCGACGTAGTTCAGTGTGCCCGAAGTAAAGTCGGTCGACGGCCTAAACTTGATTCTCAGTCGAGGGTGCGTCCTGAGTGCACATATTGGTATTTTTATACTGAACGGCATCCGTACGTAATAGGACGACAGGTTGCTCGTCATATTCTTTCCGAGCAGCTGCGTAAGCACGCCCTGCTTCGCCTGCGGTACAGTGAGGTCGTTCAGCAACTCGAGGGACTCACCGTAGTGGCGTTCGATGAGCTGGTCTTCGTAAACAAGCTCAACAAAGTCAATCATGCGAGTACCGACCGAATCGTCAACCCCAGAACTAAGTGGTGGCCACTGAACCCTGAGATATATCGTGTCTATGACATCGGCCGCCTTTGAGAGCCATATTTCAGTCTCGTCGCCAAAGTGAACCTCTTTCGGAAATTGTAACCGTGATACTTGGTGAGAGTACATCCTGATATATATTAATAATTAAACATAAGACCGGCGACGCCGTCTTTAAGAATTAAAATGTTGCACGTGTTGAACCATGCACCCGACCCTGCCGACAGCTGCTGTTCGGGTAATCTCGAAAAATTAATTGTACCGTTCGGTCTGCCCAACTCTGGCTTGGGGTCGAATGGTATCTGAGACGTGTCAAGGGTCGGCATTGAGGTGTGTGTCTCGAAAGGATTTATAATTTTTAAAAATGTCGATAGACCAACATCTGGTGATACCACATACTCACCATTCACAGATAGCGTAGTCGTGTTCGAAGTGACATTCTTAATCCAGACTTCTTTAAGGTGATTTTTAATGTTCATGTCAGAGAAATAACTGCTTGGTAGATAAGTAACTTGTTCGAAATATTTTACGGCGCCTGTCTGTTTAGGTCCGTCTATGAAATCGGCGAGGACGGACGCTGACAGGCTCGAAGACTGGGCGTACTGGTCGTACTGTATGATATTTGTCGAATTGTATATGTACACGTACCGCGAGTCGTACGTAAACCCTGAAGGTGTCGCGCTCGCGATATTGAACGGCGACGTTCCGCGTATGGTTGAGTGCATTTTTGTAGAAACACCGTTTACCGTATTTATCTGAATAACACTGGATGCTGACGATGCGTAGATGGTAGTACCAACAGCTATTAAATTCGTGATAGGTGAACCAGGGGTTGATATACCCACCGGGTAATTTGCACCAAAGGCGAGCGACTTCCAGTTACCTGCTAGTTGCATCGTAGCGTTTAAGCTCCATGTGCCCGTCGACGTCACATCCTGTGTGGTGCTAACATAAGTAAACCTGGTCGTAGTAACGACCGTGATTTGGACAGCGATACCATTCGTGTTCCAGCTTGAGTTTAGAGTTGTAATTTGAATTAAGGCGCCGTTTGTAAGACCATGTGCGGTCAATGTGTTTACGGTGACCAATGTGCCATTGCCGCTGATTGATGATATGGAGCCACTTGCCACGCTCGTCCATGTCGCGCCATCCGTAGAATACGCGATTTGGTCATCACCCCCAGCTGCCAAGAAACGTGAATTGGCGAAAATAACACTGTTCCAGAAACCCGTAACAGAAACGATTGTCCAAGAACTAGGGTTTGCAACTGTCGCATAAGCAAATTGGTCTTTTTGACACAATACAAATAGACCATTACCTACAGCGGCAGATACCCACCCAGGATTACCATTACCTATAGTAGTATTTGTTGGTGTCACGCCACCATCAGTCCAAGAACGGATAAGACCAACACTGCTACCAAAAATACTTCCAGCTATTACTATATAGTTTCCACTTACAGCCATACAGTAGAAATTATCTTTCGCAAAGTTTGTATTGTTAATAAAAGTACTCCAATTGATACCATCGGGACTTTTAAGAATAAATGTAAAATTACTAGCGGAACTTTGATATAGGAGATAAAACAGTCCGTTATAAAACTTTATGTCCGTATTATTAAGGGTACCACCATACGGGTTAACTGGATTAGACCAGCTCGTCCCTTTACTGTCTGTAACGGATACATATCCCAACTGTGAACATGCTACAAATATATTATTACCGCCAGCAATACCTGACCAATTTCCACTTGGCGAAGACGGTATAAGAACCGAGTTCAAAGTCCATGTAATACCAAAATCTGAAGATATAAAGACTGAACGAGTGGCACTAGATATACTCATAAAATACCCATTCAGGTAACCTATAATATCACATCGGCCGCTATATTGTACAGAAGGGGTATTCCACGAATTACCTTCTGTAAAACTTGATGCAAATGTACTACCATCGACAAGTGTGTTACTCGAGCACCCCACGACTGCCGAACCATAACCAAGAGGGCTACTTGTTGTGAATGTGGTACCGTCATAAACAGTTATGTACTCTTTATTAGAAATTAAATAAAAATTATTTGGTACGAATATCCCGTCGCTGATACTACCGGCTGTCAGTGGGTAATTGATTGCAAACAATATCAAAGGCGAAAAAGAAGAATTAAAATAGTGTTTGTACAGGTAACTGGGTGAATCTGTAATCATAAGAACATATTCAGAATTGACTATAAGCCTTAGGACGGTAGTTGTGGTATCATTTTTGATGGGCGACACAAATGTATTTGATGTGTACGCCAAAAGGGTTGTATCGTATCGTATCATGTTAACAGAACCACCGCTGAGTTGGGCGTAGTAAACATAACGACCGTTGGTTACCATACCACCGACAGCTGTACCGGTCGCCGGTGTATAGTGATTTATACTGAACGAAGAGACATTACCTGCAACCAATTCTGAAAAACTTCCACTCACGAAATTGGCCGATCTTGTTTCTATAAACAGGGTATCACCGAGGAGGCACAAATACACAAAATTTGTCGATTGGAGAAGGCGGTTAACAAGTACGCCTTTGTTATAGACAGATATGTACCCATCACTGGTAAGGATGGCACCGTACTGCAGAGAGGACACGGTCGCTAGCACAGGCCCAGCGAGACCACCCTTAAATGTATTATAAGAATTGGGGTCATAAAAGTCACCCGTGCCAAGATTGAGGTTCCCTGATAAATTGTTATAATTATTAAAATCAATTTCCAAAATATAGTCCGACCGGTCAAGTGCATTCATGGGGATATTGTCAGTCCCCATGGGGATATTAACGTAGTACTGTCGAGATGTAGTCGACTGTGACGTGTCATTCGTGCCACAGAACAGAGTCAGTGCCGGGATATTTTCATATTTTGTTTTATAATCGTTCGATACTGAAAGATATTCTCCAGAATATCTCAAAAATGTCTGACCACCTATAGTGATACGAGCTTCATTAATAAGATTATTAGCTACAGAATTTACATACTGGGATGAGTAGGCTGGTGTGTACCCAGAAATCCACCCACCCTGCTGAAGAGTCCACGGTGCCTGCAGAGTACCGCTAGCCATAGAATAGGACGACCCCTGCTTGTAGTCAAACCCCCAAAAAGCCGCATCTGCGCTATTACTGAAATATAGACTAGTGTAAATACCAGAATTAAATATAAAATTATTTTGGGTAGAATTATAAGACACTGTAATAGGATTTGACGTGACGTAACCAGTCGTAACAGACTGTCTATATGCTATACCGGTCCACGCGGTGCCCGGGCTTGGATATATAGTCCATGTTGTCCCGTTATTGGTAGAGACGGCCGAAACACCATTCCCGCCAGCTACGAATAACCCATTACCGTATGTTATACTCGACCAGGAACCCGTAACGCTTACTTTCGCGGACCAGGTGTTTCCGTTATTTGATGAATAGATGAAATTGCCGTCAAGGGAGCATGCTACAAAGTAACCATTACCGTACGCTACTGCTGACCATGTAGCTGTTACAGAGGTAGCAAGTGTCCATGACGTGCCGTTGGTACTCGAGTAGGCCAAGCTTCCATCCGACCCGACCATCACAAAGTTAGAAGATGTCCCGTAGGCAACAGCTGTCCACGCGCCCGCCAGTGTAATTGGAGCGACAAATGTCGCACCACCATCAGATGAATACGAGAATTTTCCGGTCATAGAAACTACAAAGTAACCGTTACCGTACGCGAGACCAGTCGGAGTCGAAGCTGCCAGGGCTGTGATAAGTGTCCATGAATCTCCCGCATCAAAACTCCTGTAAATGAGGGCATGTCCGGTTGACACATTTCGCCCTGTTACAATCCATGTATAAGTCCCTGAATATGAGCCATAGGCTACAGCCACGCAGTTAAGTGGTGTCTTGTAAGCGAGACTAAATACACGTACGGGGTTCATAGTCCAGTTTGTAGAATTGAAGGTTGAGTAGGCTGTATATCCACCCGAACCAACTATCAATAAAAATTGATTAGGGCCATCGATTGTTATAGCCTTCCATGTAGAGCCAGAAAATTTATTTGCGTACCATGTTTGGCCGACAGTTGAAGCTGCTGTGCCAGTAGAGTTGACCATAGTGAAATATTGTGAAGTGGCATTCGGGTCGGTGACAGTAAACGTAGTTCCTGAAGAGGTGGCCACTGTGTATGAGCCGTTAAATATACCCATAGCCGAAAGTGTAATAGTCTGACCCGGGGCTAGGCCTAACGCGGCCGGTGTAGTGAATGTACCGGTCGTCAGAGACACACTGGATGTCTGGTTAACCGGATAACTTGTCCATAAATTCAGATTTAATGTTGAAAAATAATCTGGCGTGCTTCTTGATGTCTGCAGGACAGCCGACGTCACTGTCCCAGAGGATACTGCTCCGGTGATAACAGACGCGCATGTAAATGTTGTCGGGGTCGGAACCGTCAGAATAGTATAAGTCCCGTTAAAAAGAGTGGACGCTGACAGTATTACGCTCGCGCCCACCTGAAAGAAATGAGAATTTAATGTCGTAACAGTGAGCGTTGTGCCGTTGCCCACAGCTGTTATCGGCATCTGACCGTAGACAACGCCAGGTACAATAGATGGATAAACGTACGACCCAGTGAGTGGCGTAAAAATAGGATTGAGAATCAACTTGAGTGTCAGATTCGTCAGAAGGTCACCCGCGTTGCGCGGTATAGTACAAATAGAAGTAAAGCCAAAGGTGGTTTCTGAATTATCAAAAGGAATTTCTTTTGTTTTTCTCAGGTTGTTGTCAACCTCTTCTCGACGTACGTTAAAATAACTCAGTACAGGTTTGTCTGTTATATACCTGTCTGCTGCTGACAGAATAGGTCTTGTCGACATACTGTTATTATTAACGCGTAAATTATATTCATCAAAAATACTCGAACATACCAGGATGAATTTGCAACTCAAAAAGTTCGACCCGACCACGATGGCCGATGATTCTGTGTGCATCTTCGTAGGCAAGCGCCGTACAGGCAAGTCGACTCTGGTCACTGACATCCTGTATCACAAGCGGCACATCCCAGCTGGCATTGTGATGTCAGGCACTGAGGACGGCAACCACCACTACAGGAACTTTGTACCGGACCTCTTTATATACGGCGACTACAACAAGCCTGCAGTAGAAAAGGTCCTCGAACGCCAGCGAAAGCTCGTTGGGGCTGGCAGGGGCCAGGCTGCGTTCCTGTTGCTGGATGACTGCATGTACGACAAGTCCTTCATGCGCGACGACTGCATCAGACAGTGCTTCATGAATGGCCGCCACTGGAAGCTATTCTTCATGATGACCTGTCAGTACGTCATGGATATGACCCCCATGATTCGAACTAACGTCGACTATGTCTTTGTGCTGCGAGAGAACGTCAAGCAGAACAGAGAAAATCTTTACAGATGTTTTTTCGGAATATTTCCGACATATGACATGTTCTGCACAGTCATGGATAACTGTACAGAAAACTACGAGTGCCTAGTTCTGGACAACACCAAGACGAGCAACAACATCGAGGACTGTGTCTACTGGTACAAAGCGCCCATCCGGAAAAACTTCAGGATAGGCAGTCAGCGCCTCTGGGACTACCACTCGCACAACTACAACCCACGTCACGCAAACGGTGGACCACTTGACAAGTCTCTCGTGCAAAAGCGAGGCGCCGGTCCGACAGTCAATGTAAAGAAGACAGGCGCGTAAACATATATATCAAAAATTATTTATAAAAAATAATGGAGACTATGAATTTTAATGAGTCATCCTCGATGACATCCATCAACTATAGCCCTATGGTCGATGGAATGTCCCAGTCCAAGCCGGATCCGAACGCCAAGATTCCAGAAGGGCTTATCATGCCGCCAGTCCAGGTTGAAAATAAAGTTGACGAATCTCAACAGATGGCTGACTTTTCGACCCCTATCGATGAGCTGGTCACCCCCGGTCCCGGTCAGATGATTCAAGATGAGATGATGGGCCCGGCCTCCATGCCCATGCAGTCCAAGCGCGTAGCACGCAACGAGGGCGGTGGCTCTCGCAAGTCGAACAACCCACTGGGTCTGACCGACGAGCAGTACACAGCAGTCATTGCAGGTCTCTGCGGCCTGGCTGCATTCTCCAAGCCCGTCCAGGAGAAACTCATCGACATGATTCCGAGCATGATTAAGGATGGCACTGACAACCTGTCAGCGACCGGCATGGCCATCATGGCGCTCGTGGTCGCTCTGCTCTTCTACTTTGCCAAGCGTGCTCTGGTCCAGAATTGACCCGAAGGGTCAGAGCCCCCGAGACGGCCCTGTGGACCGGACTTCCAGAATTAAAAAAAATAAAATTATTAGAGAATGAACTTCAACCTGGCGGTGTTTATGGTGGCACTCGTCATGCTGATGTACGGCTGGTCATCATTCAACCCAGTGATGATGGCACTGTCAGTCGTGCTCATGTGGCTGATTTGGCGCAACCTACGACCGAACGACCGAGTCCCCGCAGTACTTGGTGGACCCAGCGGCATTGTCATAGATTCCAAGTGAGTTGCACAGAGCCTTTAGGTCTCTAAAATTGTTCCAAAATTTTGTAGTGTGGTCGTACTCAGTGACTGACATATGCGCAATCTCATGCAGCAACACATAGAACGCGGAATTTATATCGTCTCCTGCCAGACAGATACATATTTCATACCCCTTGTTGACGTTGTACGCTATCGCACCCTTTGACTTGTCGTGGTCTATCAGGCCTGTCACGATGGCCCTCTTCTTCAGTCTGTCCCAGCGCGGGTCGGTGTTAGCCCCGCTGTCCAGGTAGGCCAGCAACGCACTGTACTTTTCTTTAACAGCGACCAGAAGTGGCGGCTGCCTGTGAGTCACCAGTATATAGACCAGCACAGCGGCCAGTATCACCGTCAGGGGTGACATCTACTATTACTTTACAAAAAGAAATTTTGAATAAATATCCGAGATGAGGCCGGTCGGTTCGGGACACATAGGCTCCCAGAAGACACATTTCAGATTTATTTTTTCTTTTAATTTTTCAGGATGGAGGATAGGCTCGACGCGCTCGGTCCCACTGTAGAAGGGACCGTCGACAAGTCTGACTTTGAGGAGCTCCCCCTCTCGTACGGCTGTGTTGCCGAGTCGGTCCCGGAAGTAGTCGCAGGGGAGCCGGTCAGGATCGGGGACGATGCCAATCAGGCGGCCACCCGGCTTGAGATTCTTGACAATAGCCTCGAGGCTTTCTTCAAAGACTTGTGGGCTGGCCGCAATGTAATGAAGCGAGAAGTTGTAGCAGATGACGTCAAACGGCCCTCCTGTTACGGAACGTACATCGCCCACCTGAAAAACAGGGTTCATGCGCATCGACTTGGCCCGTTCCCGAGCTTCCGTAATAGACGCGACATCTGGGTCGAGACAGACCAGCTTGCGAGTGGGCCACTTCTGGAGGTCACCGCCTCGGCCGCAGCCACAGTCCAGGACGAAGTCGTTCGCATAGACGCACTTCTCAATAAGCTGCCGCTTGAATAAGTTGTGCCGACGACGTAGTTCCTCTGACATTTTGGTTGTCGAAGTGGTCAAGTTTTCTTTTAGTGCAGGGAACTTCACTTCCATTTTGGCGCGTTATTTACTTAAAAGAATATTGACAGTAATGTTTAAATGGCTTCCACCGTTGACACGCTCACTTGCGATTACACGACTGTCCCCGGCCAACTGTACGCATGCGTATCTTTCGTGGGCCCCGACCAGCCCCAGAAGAATGACCTACTCGGTATGAAGATTCGCGGTTGCTTTCCAGACCGCGAGAGTGCCGGCGCGCACGCCAAGCGTCTGCAGAAGGAGGACAGCACGTTCGACATCTACGTAGTCGATATGTACAAGTGGCTGCTGATTCCGCCAAAGCCAGAGGTGGTCGAGGATGTGCACTACACCAACGAGAAGCTCGAGGAGATTATGGCGGGTTACCGCAAGAACACCGCCGAGGCTGCGGCCCATTTCGAGAAGCGCAAGCGCGATATGCTGGCCAAGCCTGGGTCGGACCCAGCCCTCCCATACGTCGACGCGTCCGATGAAAACTCCAAGTACTACACCAAGCCGGACGTCCCGCCCATCCCTCACCCGGCTGAGATTCTGGAGAATCTGCAGAAGGAGTTCCCGGACAAGCCCATCGAGCTGCTGGTCAAGATGGCAGACGCCGAGGTGCAGCTGGAGATTGAGCGCCGCAAGAAGGAGGTGCCCAATTCTGACACGGAGGTGACTGTCAACACGGTCGCACAGTAAAAAATTTCTAATATAATATTAAATGGGTCTCATGAATCTGGCCATGAAGGCCAAGGGCAAATGGAATGCTACGGCAAATGCACGTACCAAGTTGGCAACAGCAGCACAGAATCGCTGGAGAGCTGGTGCCAACGGGCGCGCTGCTGCTGCGGCCCGGTTCAGCGCCGTTGCATCCCAGGTGGGCGCGGCAGCCAAGACAGCTGCAGGGCAGCTGCGGAACAGAGTGAAGGGCCCCGGTACGGGACCGGCAGCGACCGCAAACAGCAATGTTGCAAAGGCGGCTCAGGTTGCTGTCCGGGCGAACAATAAGGTGGTTGCCAACCCTATGGCACCTAGTGCGGTAATAGCTGCAGCAAACGCGAACAAAAAACTAAACACAGCCATGGTGAATGCGACCCGTGCGAATGTTAACGTGTCAAAAAATAAGATTGTACCAAAGTAAATGCTACGGTGGCTCGCAGTCGCTATAGTCCTTTATCTGGTCTGGAGGTCCCTGACGGGCCGCGAAAACATGACACCCGAGGCGGGTGTTTACGACGCCACGTTTTATGCCGAGCAGGACTCTCAGCGTCGTGAAAACCCAATGGTTGGTCTCCTTCAAGAAGATGTCTTTAAGACGCCGAAAGGTCGTACGGGTGATTTTGTGCCGGTCGAACCCATGGGTGGTTTGCCCATGTATGCAGTTACTTAAAAAAATAGACATAATAGCTATAAATGGATACAGACCGTCAGAAGAAGCGTGACTCGGCAAAGAAATCCAGAGAGAGGCATATTTACACATCAAAGTCTATCAGAATCAAAGAGGCCGCTCGAAAGGGAACTCCTCCAGGACTATGTGGACAGCCGTCGAGCTGTCGCCAGCCTCAAGCACCTCCTCAAACTTTTTGAAAACTTCATCGCGCCGGTCAGGCTTGAACGTTGACAGCAACGCATCGAACCTGACAAGCGTCCAGTACAACTGGAGAGGGAACGCCTCTTTGTTCTTTCTCCAGGTGTTGAGTGACATGACAGTCATATCGCGCCAAGTCTCCATTTGGGAGGGCTTGAGCTCAAAGGTGCCACGCTCGATCAGAGGAGGCGGATTCATTTTGGGTTTGACTTCGCTAGTGCTCGTGGGCTACTGTAGGGAACATCGGGTACAACCAGGGCTCCTAAACCTGTTATTAGCCAAGTACTGATTCACCTTTGTTATGTTATTTTTATTAAAATTAAATTCAGATTCCATACTCCGCCAGTTGGTATTAACGATTGGACCAGTTGTTGGCCTCCACCCGAGTCTGTCCACCATTATTCCGGTACTTGTAGGCATTCGTTTAGCATTTGGACGTTTCTCAAGACGCTTTACCGACCTATCTCCAACGTTTATGCCATAGTGAGTACCGTGTTTTGCACCTGCAATATGTCCCGCCTTTGTAGCCAGCGCACGCAGCAATGTCCCATACCCCTGACCTCTGTATCTTTCGTCGGGCGTGTTACCATTTTTAATTCTGAGAACCAGACCGTTATAAGTACGATTTATGTTAAAACTTAATTTTGAGATGAGGTTACCATTTCTCTTTATCTGAAGATAATAACCACCTTCGAGCCCAGGTGTGTACTTGTTAACAGTGATTAAGTTTGGGTTGTATTCTTCTAAAAATTTTAAAACCTTATTGTTACTCATTAATTATTATAAATATTTTTCAGGGCGCACTCTTGATGATGACCGGGCGCATATTCATAAGCAGGGCGCCAATTAAGATACCGAGCAGAATCCAGTGCCACTGGATGCTCGACATGAGGTCCTGCCTAGGCTGAAGCTGCTGGGGGTAGAGCATCTGCGGGAAAGGCGTGTGACTGACGCGGTGAGGCTGACTGTCCTCGCGGTCGTCGAGCTCCTGCTGCGGCGGGAACTCCTCGCTTCTTGACAGGAATGGGGGTGGCTGCTGTCCGACGTCCATTTGTTTCTACTTCGTCCTCACTTTTATCTGTCTCAGAATCAGATTCTATGAAATCATCTAGACTACCATCGTCCTCGTCATCCTCGAGCTCCTCCTCTGAATAAGAAACGGCCGAACTCACATCGGACTCGTCCTCGTCATAGTCGTCCGGGGCGTAGTCGTCCTCAACCTGCTCGACCGGCTCATAGCGGGTGGGTGGCTTTGAAATTCGTCCCGAGCGTGTTCGGGTCGTCGACTCCATTCTGTGAATAATAAAGTATTGTATCGTTTAAGTATCTTGGATTAAATCGAAGTCCTTTTTCAAGGACTGTTTGTTGAATCAGCGTCTCGCCCTCCAGACCCATGCGATTAGTTATTTCGAGCATGTTTGCCTGTATATCACCGTCGTCTGCACGCTCAATATGAAGCGCCAAGTCCTTGACAGCGTCTATGGCCCGATAAAGGTGGTCAGCGGCCACCTGTGGGTTTCGTTGAACCTCTATCTCGAAGCCGTTCACGTGCCGAACAAACAGCTTCCAGAGCTCGGGGTTGAGGCCTGAGTAGGGGTGTACTTCGTCAACATATGAATGAAAATGAGTCGTGCCAACTCTGGGGAAGAATATCCAGAATAGAATTACCAGAAGGACTACCCACGCTAGCAACATCTTTCAGTTGCTCTACTACTGTAGGTGGGAGATTATGTTCACGGCCCGAAAACTTGCTACACTCTTCATCAAAGCACCTCTGACTGATTGTGCCCTTGTAGATGTTGAACCAGACGTGGTTGCGCTTGTGACAGTCACCAATTCGCTCGCAGTAACGTGAGTCAGTCTGTACGTACCACCCGCCCGTCTTTTCGTTCCGTACAATCTTTTTGACCTGTGCGCGCCCCTGCCCATCCATGTTACGGCAGATGAAAGCCTCGAGCTCCGAGCTCGTCGCCTCGTCGACAGAGGTCTGCTCGTCAGCCTCGTCATTCACCCTGATGCTAAACAGGTCCAACAGCCCTGCGTCATAAGCTTTCTTGTATTCTTCACCACCGAGCACCTTCCACGGGACGTACGGGTCACCTGTCGGTGTCTTGTGCGACCAAATCATCCGGAGACCGCTACCGCCATAGACACTCGCGTCAATAACCTTGGACCAGTCGATGCCGCCATCGGTATCCGGAAACGCCGACAGAATCTTGGTACGTAGCGCGAGCGCCGATGCCCGAGTCACTTTCTTGTCCGGCCAGTGAACGTGGACACCCGTCTTGATACCCTCTTTACAGGCTCGTGGCCGCGTACGGGCGATGCAGCACCGACCGCAGTCCACCACCTCGTTCAGAGCGGTGCAGATGCGCTCAATCTCATCCTTGGAGAGCGCCTCGGTCGCCTTGTAGTCCAGGTCCACGAAAAACTTGAAAAGATTTGTTTTTTGCTCAACAACATACAGTTTGTGCCCATGGGTTACGTCAGAGGTGTACGCTCTGTAAAACTCATCCATTTCTTCCATGGGCACAAACAGCATACCGCCATCCATCAGCAAGTGCGTGAAGGGCGCGGCTGGGACCAGCCATTTGCGTATGCTCGACATACCTTATTTTATACTTATTCTTTTAATACCTTGACGACCGGCTGATAGATGCTGTACACACAGTGCGTCGGGCAGACATATCCGTCTGAATAGTCTTTGAAATATTCAGTCTGGTGTTGGGGGACATACCCAATGTGCAAGTCATTCTCGACCACCACCTTGATAGCGTTCGGGTCGTGCTTGTTGTCAGGTTCGCGCACGAGCCTACAAGGCTTGGGGCTTTTCAGATTTACCATAAACTTACGGGCATTAGGGCACCGAAAGTAACCACCGGCCAGAGCAAACTGCATTGAAAAAATATTTAATGAAATTTTTATCTACGCTTCCGAGACTTTATTCTTCGTCCTCGCTACTAGTGTCGTCATCGAGCACTAGAATTTGCCATAAACTTTTTTCTTTTTTTTCTTTTGGAGGAGGAGGAGGAGGAGCTGGTTCCTCAACCTCCGGCTCGGGCTCTGCCTCGGCCTCCTCGAGTCTCTGGATTTCGTAGTGCAGCTTCTGTACTGACAGCTTCTCGAGCTCTTTGGGGTCTGTGCCGTCGTTGCGCAACTTGGCCAGACGCTCTGCAAGACGCTCCTTCTTGACCGTCATATATTTTTAAAAATTTTTATTTTATCTACGTGTCGACGCACCACGCCGACGAGTATTTACGGCACCACGGCTTATAGCCGCGTTCAATTTAAGCATCGCTTCTATCTGCCGTATCTCTTTAGCATACCTGTTAAGGGTGGCTGTATTGGTAACACCGGCATTAAGCTTTTTATATATATATGCGGCTCTTGCTAGAGCACGTTTTTTCAGATTGGCATTATTATTCGTCATCGTATAATATTTATCTAGAAATTATTAATTCAGTTGTCCTGTCCCCTGGATTCCTGGCATTGATGGCCCGGCGCGCAGACACCTCAGTTGTCTGATAGGTTGAAAACTCTTCACGGACCAGGTCTGTGTTCGAGTTGCTCATGACCCACCTGGCTGGCGAACTTTTTAAAATATTAAAAAATTTATTATGGTCGAATGATTCAGCTGTATACTTGGTGAAGGAGGTAGCAGTCTCTGGTGCGTATGGCGGATCCACGTATACAAAGTCAGAAGGACCGCATCGCCCCAGAACATCATCATAACTTTGACAGGTAAACTCAACATGCTCAACAAGTTTAGAAAATTTTCTAATATTTTCTGAATCACACACAGTCGGGTTAGTATAGTGACCAAATGGGACGTTAAAGCCGTTGGGACCTTCTCGGTACATGCCTCTGAACCCCACCTTGTTAAGATAGACGAAAAGGGCTGGTCGGTGCGTCCTGTTAAACTCGGCGCGCCGTTTGTAATACGTAGACTCTGTCGTGTCCTTTTCGAGCTCTCGGAGCTCCGCGATGAGACTGTCCGGGTCGGACTGTATCTGGCGGTACAGCGCGATAAGGTGAGGGTTAATATCTGAGGCTCGTGCAATTCCCTTGACACGCGGAATGACTGACAGGAGCACGGAGGCTCCACCGACGAATGGCTCGTAGTAGTCATCTATGTGTTCAGGGAACTCAGAGAGTACCTGCTCAAGCAACTGGGTCTTTCCTCCGACCCACTTGAGCACAGGTCTCATATAGTTTTACTTGGGTTTATTGTCTTAAATGAAATGGCTGCCTATTCGCCCTAAGTGCCGTATGAAACTCGGGGTTCTGCAGGACCTTCTGACGAATCATACTCCAGAGATTGGGTCTACGGGATATACCCTCGAGCGTATCAAACTCACAGAAATCATTTTCATCATAATTTTTGCGAAAAGCCATCTGACGCGTCTCCATCTTCTCCTTCTCCTCGTCGAAGCGCCGAACGATGTGCCTCTGCTCAATAGAAGACATGGGCATGTCAATGACATATACGTGATAAATATTCATCACTTCGTCTTCCTGGTCTCTGTTATTAAACTTAAAATAGGAGTAAGACCCCCTTTTTAAGTTTATGGTACCACGAGTTTCTTCTTCAAGTTCGCGGAGTGCGCAGCGGAGCGGGTTGTACACCTCTCGGCGTCGGCAACCTCCCGTCACGAATGTCCACTCTTTGTAGCGCCTGTCGTGTACCAGTAAAAAGTATGGCTTTCCCTCTATGTAACTCACCGGGATCGCGATAGACTTGTGTCGCTCAGGTGGTCTTAGCCTTTGGGTCAGTGGGACTTCCATCCTCTACTACTGGTTCAGTATAATATTTCGCAAGGTTTCCCGAACGTGGGTCGTATGTTATCAGAAATAACAGACCCAACAACAGTAACCATCGCCAAATCTGCATTCTTCTAAATTGTGTTACTATTTAATTCGCGTAAAGCAGACCGCCCATGCCCTTCTGGATGCGCAGGATGTTGTAGTTGACGGCATACAGGTACAGAACACCTGGTGTGCCTTTGAGGTTGCCTACTGTCTGTGCCAGACCAGACAGGCCACCGGTCAGCTGCACTGGGGTGATGAGGCGGTAAGTGTCCAGACGGGAGAAGTTGAGCGTGCCAGTCGGCTGCAGCTTGCCAGTGTCCAGGCAGAATGGAATGATGGCCACCGGAGGAATGATATTTGTGCTGCCGGATGGCACTGACACGTAGGCATACTGGGTGTGGAAATACTGTGTAACCTCCATAAACTGGGCGATGTGCTTGTCCTCGCCCACGTCGCTGCCGTTAATCTGCTGGCGGAGCGTGTAGTTGGTGGCGATAGCACTGTTGGTAGGTGTACCCGTGTTGTACGTGCTGCTGTAGGTCTTTGCCTGGAACGCCAGATACTTGATGGGGTGGGCCAGAGCCAGCTCCTGTACGTTCTGGGAGCCGATTGGCACACGCTGCACCTGGGTAATCAGCATGTCCATGTCCGTCTTGGCAAAGTACTCGCGCTCGGCAGAATCCAGGTAGATGAAGTTGGTCCACAGCTGGTAGCTCAGATTGGCGTAGGTAGTACTTGCAAATGCACCCGTTCCAAAACCGGCCGTGCCTGTACCTGTTGATACCGCTGTATTAAGATTCTTAGACCAGGTGATGCGAACCTCCACATCGTGGAAGGCCAGAGCCACCACCGGCAGTGACGCCATCCAGTCCTTGTTGAACCAGAACTTCAGGGGGAAAAAGGTGGCCACCTGGTTGCTCATCACAAGAGCTGATGGCGTACCGTTATTCAGATAGCGCTGATTCATGTTCTGGGCACCGACGACCGGCTCCACGTCTGACATCCACTGGAAGTCCTGAGAGTCAATCTCCTGACCGCCAATGTACAGCTGGACACGGTCAATCACCTGGGACCAGTCTAGGTTAGCAACCAGTGCGTTGTTCGGGTCACGAGCCGTCAGGTACATGTAGGACACGAGGTCGCCCTTCTTCTCCAGACGGACGGTCGAGATGCTACCGGCGGCTGGCAGACCCTGGAGCGTCTGGCGCTCGACGCTGGAAGAATAGTGCGTGTAACGCTTGTAGTTGGAACGGAAAAATGAAATCTCGGGCTTGCCGGTCAGCCACTCATCCTGAACACCAGTTGCTACAAGCTGAACTATGCCTCCCGACATTTATACTTTCTGTTTATATTTTTTTTACTAGAGCACGGCGAGGGGTGGCTGTGCCAAACAATTCTTGTGAAGCTGCTGGATGGCCATGTCCAGGGCCTGGGGGGTTGCGTTCGGGTTTTCATTCATCCTGAACGGGTTGAACTTGTAATAGTCAGCATCCTTGTATTGGTTGAAATGACCAAGAGGAGCGGGAGCCTGCAGAGGGAAAGGTACCGACTCCGGACGGAGATTGCTGGCGGCACCGACGGCACCGATGGGGTCCGCTCGGACATTCATCCGCTGGCCGTTTCCGGCACGGTCTGGGTTGGCACGGTTGTTTGTGGCACGCGTGAGCGCCGGGTCTGTGTAAGTCTTTGTGCCGACCGCATAAGGCTGATTCACAAAGTAACCAGCACCACCAATCTGCAGGGTGTCACCGGTGCGCTCACCGGTCTCGTCACGGATAGTCAGACGGCGCGTCTTAATCTGGTCCGGACGACCCTCGGGTGCTGTGAGAGGACCACCCTGGCCCTGGCCGCGCGTCTGCGCCGGGTCGCGGTGCCACGCCTTGGTATCCTTCGCCTGGTGAGTAATCACTGGCGCGACTGGGCCACCCGCCTTAACATAGGCATCGGCCGGCCCACCGAATGTGCCGCCCAGCGTGGTCAGACGCTCCTCATTGATATTATTAGGCAGAACACGGAAGAACTGGTGGAACCCGCCAGCTGCTGGGACACCAGGAGCGACGCCCAGACCGGGGCCCACGTTCTGACGCTCGATAGATGCCAAGTTATTCATCTTACCGGAGACACCCTGACGACTGTAAAGGTCGTACACGGGCTGACCATACGGCTGCTTGGTGCCGGCCGGGGTCATGTCGCTGAACATCCCAACCTCCTGCTTGGGCGTCAGACGGAAATCGTTAAATTGGCGACCTGTGTTCGAGAAGATGTTCTTGGGGTCGAGAGGCGCGTCCTGCTGGGCAAAATTTCGGTTCACTATTTCAATCTTTTTTCCGGGTTTCATCATAATCATCTGGTCTGTGGTTAGTGGGGTGTCGTCCTTGTCGCTCAGACGCTGCCCAGCAAACACAAGACCTACAACTGCAGCAAGTGCAAGTGGGTCCATATTATTATATAAAAACTTTTTATTCGCTCAGGACCGAAGGTCTTCGCATGACTAACGAGTGTTGTTCGGAATAGGCTTTCCGTACCGCTGAAGGAAGCGGTTGTTCTGGTCGTTACTGTATGTGCTCATCGCATCAGGGCTCCAGAAACGGACCGGCAGGTTAATGTACAGGTTGGGGAAGTCGTACGGCTTATCGGCCCATGTGCCGTTAAAGGCCATCGTGCTCTGGGGGCGGAGCATGTCATCCGACTCGACCATCTCAGTCAGAAGACGGGTCATGTAAACATCCTGCTGGACGTTTCGCATCCCTGGCTGCAGATTGTTTGGCATTATTATTAATAGTGAATATTTATTTAACGACCCTTGGTACCATTGCCACCGCGCATCTGGACCTGCTCCGGGAAGTGCGTCCGGCCCATGAAGCCATCATCAGCACCGCACATCCACGGCCCACTGTCATCCTTGCACATGGGTGAGAAAGGCGTGCCGTAAGCAGCCTGAGCAAACGCCGTCTGGTCGTTCGGTATCAGGCCGTTGTTCGGAGCTGTGTAAAAGCGACTGGAGGCGTCGTACTGCCACAGCTTGCCACGGTCCTTGCCCAGGTCCTGGTCGAACGGGTGGATGTTCGACCACACATTCTTCACCTCGTTAGCGACACTGGGGTACCATGCCGCCGGCGGCCGGTCCGGCTGGTCCTTGATGTCCGTCAGAAGTGCGTTACCCATAGGGTTGTCACGGGTTGGCATCTGGACCCGGCCACCAAGCATACCGGTCGGCCGGGCGTCACTGTACGCCGGTCTGACACTGTCCATGCCGCGAATCATCTGGCTACGGTACATGTAGTACAGAACACCCAGTACAAGTGCACCAAGGGCGAAGATGCGAACGTCGCGCTGGATAAGGTAGACAATGCACGTGGCATAAATCACGAAACGTGTCGTCGCCTGTGCGCGTTCAGTCGATGACTGGCTCGCATTCGGCCAGAACTGAAGTAATTTATCTGAACGGAAAATTTCTTTTGGGTCCATGTCTACTATTTTTAAACATATTTATTTTTTACGCTGGCCGGGTCTCTTCTTCTTGGGTGCACCTGGAGCAACTGGAGGTCGCCCACCCGACCCACCGAGCGCGAGCGGACTCACCGCTCCGCCATTCGCCATCAGCGAGCTGAAAAGGGAAGACATAGCGGACATGTCGAACGTCCCTGACTCTTGCATATTCTCGGCACACTTCTCAGCGACGCTCTCAATCATCGACAGCGTCTCTGGTGGGAACATAGTAATGGTCGTACCCAGAATGTACAGCGTCTGCATGTACTGCCAGATGGCCCCGCGAGTCTGCTCGCTTAGCTCCGGAGACGCCCACAGCTTGTCGATATGAATCTCGCTCAACCAACCAACCTTCTTAGAGTCCTCGGTGAAGAAAGACGGGTCCTTGGCCATCAACTTCTCTGAATAAGGTTTGACCGCGTCCATATAGCTGTCGAGCCCGAGACGCGGTGTGGCTACGCGCGCCACGGCGAACTTCATCTTGTACTCATAAATGACCTCGTCCTCTGGGAAGGTTAGCACGAGCTCATCAAGAAACTGCCCCATCATGTCGTTGAAACTGGAGATGGTCGACATCTTACTATTATAACGTAATTTAAAAACTTTAAGTGAAGTGATGCTGAACAAAAGCGAGGAACCCTATTATTGTATCCAGAAGTAGAACCTTCCAGGCGTGCTCCTTCACGCCCCTGAAAGCCATCACGGCAAACAGTCCGTACATAAAGGCGTGTAGCGGCCGTAGGTCGTTCCACCATATTTGCTCACCGCCTGTCTCGACCCCTGTCTTGCGCCAGCCCTTGATGTAAATCAGGGTAAATCCTACTGATATTGCCAGTGCAAAGAGGCCTAGCCACGGGAGCAACTCCGGGAAGCGGTACGCGGCGTACGTCAGACTGAGGCGAGCGCCCATGCACCCGATTAGGAACAAAAGCATACGCTTGAGCTCCATCTTAATGTATACCTAGAAAGGTTCTGTGACCAGAGACTCCCGGTGGGCGTTGCCCTGGTGTACGATAAAGTAAACCAGGATGCCGACCAGGAAGGCTGGCTTGGCAAACTCTGAGTTCTGGGTAACCTTCTGACCATTCATGCGAGCCTTCAGGTACACATAGGCAACCGTCGCAGCTGCTGCCATCCCGGCTGCCATGATTGGGTTGCGAAAGGTATGGTCGTCAATCATTTACTTACAACAGCTATTAATTTTTTTCTATTTTTAACGACCTTGGCCAGTATGATGGCCCCGGTCACAATCACCTGACCGATGGCAATTATAAAAAATAATTTTTCATTTTGTCCCATACAGTCACACTTCTTCTTGCGCATGTCGACCAGGTAGCTGAGGGTCACCGCTGCAGCCACTGCCGTCAACACAAACATGAGTGTCAGAAGCCAATACTTCCGGTACACAATGGCTATGATGTTGAGCAGTATCGCCAGGTAATAATAATTTTCTAAAACAATTCTTCGTTTGTCATCCTTGGTACAGTCACAGTCGTGTAGACCCTGGACCCACCGGATCGCCCCTAGGAGCAAAAATATTCCGATAATATTTAGCAGAATCATTCCTTAGCATCATCAAACAAATTTTCCCGGTGGACCTGTGGCGGGTTGAGCGAGGGTGTGACCGCGACCGTCTTGGTGCCACCGGGCGTCTCGGCCGGGTGGTTGACAGACCCTGCCGGTGCAAGCTCACCATCCTCCTCCATAGGCTCCTCTTGCATAGGCTGACCCTCTGGTGCCATTGGCGCACCCTCCGGTACTGGATTCTCACCGAGTGGATCCAGTGGGTCGTCTGTCAGTGGTGGACCCTCGTTATCTTCGGGCTCCTCTGTCCCCTCATCAATGTCCAGGTTGTTCTCGTCAGGCATCACGATATAAGTCTTGAGAATCTCTTCGGTCGGCACAAGGCCCTCGATGGCGTCCCGGATGCACTTGGTGAACCGCTTGTTCAGCACCTCGTTGCGCTGCGACACGGGCATCTCGTCGCTGATGACGTAAGGGTCATCGTAGATGTCCTTGGCCGCGTTGATATAGGCTGTGTGCACGAAGATGTCATTGCCGGGCAGCTTCAGAGAAATCTTTTTGCTCTTGGGGTCGATGCGAATCGCGCTGAGAATCTTGACGTGGCAGACAAAGACGGCCGCCATCAGGTTCGGGAAGAGAGAGTTATTCTTGACTATGTCTTCGACGTGCTTTTTCACCTTGGTGTTCGACCAGCTGTGCTTCACCTCGCGCAGGAGCTCCTGGTAGGTTTGCAGGGTACGGCGACCCTTCGCCTTCATCTTTGCCTCGAGCCAGATTTCCCAAAAGGTGTCAATCATCACTGGAAGCATAGCGTCACAGAGCTTGTTGGTGTACTTGCGCTCAGCCTCAACCAAGACATCCATTACTTTTTTATTTTATTTTTGTTTACAGAATGAATCGCGCCGACTTTTTCTCTTTGAATATATAAATGGACCCACTGATTGTCATCGCGATTATTGCCGCTGTGATACTGGCTCTGCTGTATGTTACTGGCCGTGTGCAGGTTGGCCGCAAGCGTCAGGCGCGCCCGGGCCACATGTGGGTCCCTGTGCCCACTCCAGACTGTCTGTACCCAACTCCTCAGGGCCTGTGCAAGCAGCCGTACCATCTTGAGGTTTAAAGGTACTGTGACATAGGTATAGGAGATGACCTTTGAGGAAGCCCGTCGCATCTGGGGACCTGACATCTCTGATGATATACTCAGAGAGTGGGTCGACAGTGTCAACGAGCGCCGAAAAGTGTGCCATCTGGACACAGAACCCAAGGGTGAGACCATTGAAGTCTCACAACCTCGGATTGATTCCTCGAAGTCTTTTGAAGGTTGACGAGTGACGGCAGAATGTCATCGCCGTGGTCAATAATTTCATTTTGTTTTTTGTCCTTGACAAACCAGGTCACCTCTAGGTTTAAAGAGATGCTACAAATATTTATTATGGAAAGAGACTATCTTGAGCTAGGTATATTTATGAATTCATTGGAAATGTATGACAAACAGCATCAGGCTCGGTCTCTCAAGGAATTCCGACAGTTTGTACTTGATATGTTTGATAATAAAGGTCCCAAATATATGGTTGAAGTTTTCAGGTTGTACCTGAAAACTTACCCGAATGAATGGGATGTCACAGCCGCGGGTTGATTCCTCGTATCATGTTAGCAGTCTTTTGAAGGTTGACGAGTGACGGCAGAATGTCATCGCCGTGGTCAATAATTTCATTTTGTTTTTTGTCCTTGACAAACCAGGTAACCTCTAGGTCGACCAGGCCTTGGCGGTACACCTGGTATCCAAGATTCTCCAATTGGCGCGTGATGTACGTGACAGCCTGGGTCACATCAAAAGGTGGGTAGCCAAAGACAAATGGCGGGACGCTGAGCTTGGCGCTCTTGCTTCCCTTGACCGATGCCGCGCGAATCTTACGGCAAAGCTGTTCCAGAATCGCGCGGTATGTTTCTTTTCGTACATTTCGGCGTGTACGCTCCATAGCAGCCACCTCCTTGGCTGTCAACATCTCTAATAAATATTTATTTAAAAAGGAGTCTGAAAACCCGCTGGTCTCTTGGACATGGCCAGATAGTCGTTCAGCTGCTGGTCAAAGTTGCCCCGAATATCATTGTAGTCCTGATAGGTCGGGCCCTTTTTGTAGGCCATAAGCGCCGACGCCGGGTCTGGTTCCGATACGGGCGTCATTGAGACGATAGACGCCTTGCTGCCTTCGACGCTGCACTGCACGTCAATCTGGCTGCCGCTGTACTTGTACTTGTCGTAGAACATGAAGCGGCTGTTGAACAGAGATGCACCCTGCTCGTTCACAACCGGGTTGACGTACACCGTGTCAATTGGGATCCACCCAGGCTGTTTCTCCTGGACGGCACCGATAATCAGGGATATCACGTCACGGTCGACTGGGACAGGGGCGGTCTCGTAACTCTCCTGAGCGCTCGGCTTCTGGACAACCAAAAACATAAGGGCCGCCGCGAGGAGCAGTATGACAACCTTGCTCATTATTATCACGCGTCAAAATAATTTCACAAAAGAATAAGTAATAGTAATGGCACTACTGGTATATAGTGACAAGTGCAACTTCTGTGTAGAAACACTTAACTATATCAAGACTCAGCCTGAGTTGCTCCAGATTCTCCGGTTTCACAACATCTCTACCAACGGCATTCCGTCAGACCGAATCAAGCGTGTTCCGACACTCGTTACCAATGAGGGCAAGCTGTACGTCGGCAGCGAGGTCCGCAGCTGGCTCGAGTCTATGGTGCCTATGGACATATCATCGTTCAGCAACGACGCATTCTCTATCACCAACCTGGACGAGTCAGAGGAACCCGGTAACCTCTTCCAGCTCGACATGTATGGCGTGCCACTGCAGCCAGTACTCACACCCGAACTAAATAGTAAAATTAATAAAAAGGTTAATGATGCAATTAGTGATTTTAACGCAAGATAAGGATGTACGACTAAATCCTTGTAAGGATGCATCTCAAGACGATTCAGGCGAATGCCATACGGTCAGTCTTTGAGGTGCTCAAGGACATTATCAATGATGTGAATGTCTACTTTCGTCCGGATGGCATCACCATCCTGACACTTGACAATGCGCGCGTGACTCTGGTCCACATGCACCTCGGCGCCGAGAATTTTGAAGAGTACGAGTGTCCGACCGAAATCGTCTCTGGGCTCAACATCACCAATACGCACAAGCTGCTCAAGTCGATGAGCAACAACGACACTCTCACAATTAACATTGCCGACCGGGATTACATGCAGCTTATTATCGAGAATGTGACCAAGAAGACGAGTACGACCTACAGCCTCAAGTTGCTCGACATCAACGAGGACGAGCTGGACGTTCCCGAAATTGATATGGATGTCGTGACGACCATGCCTTCGGTGGATTTCCAGCGCATCACGCGCGACATGGGCAACCTGTCGAACGAGATTAGCATCTTCCGCGACGGCAACATGCTCGAGCTCGCCTGTCAGGGGGACTTTGCCAACCAGAAGACTGTCATCGAGTACAACGACGCCCCTGTGAACCGTACCGGCAACGTGTTCAGCCTCAAGTACATCAACCTCTTCACCAAGGCGACCGGGATGTGCAGCAGCGTCCAACTTATGCAGGACTCTGTCAACGAAAATATGCCAATTATTTTCCGATACACAATCGCAAATCTTGGAGAAATTAAGTTCTACCTTGCACCAAAAGTCGAATAGTTAAACAATTTATTATTTAAATAAATTATGGAGGCGCGCTATAACGAGAGACTGAAAGAGTTGTCCGTACCGGGTAAGGAAACTGAACTGTACGATTACATGCTCAGGTGTATACCCCTGATAAAGGAATATAACGAGGACCCTACAGAGGAGGTGACAGAGTCTAAGGCGGTCGCATCCATGAAGATAACGTCGCGCAAGGGTGTACAGAGAAAAGATATTTATAAAAAATATTTGGAGGTGGTTGAGGATGAGCATACCGAGGTTAAGCTGAATGCGAGCACGACGCTGTGCCGACCGTGTATAGCCTGTGGCGCCCGGTACACAAAGACTCATGACGCCAGTACGAGCGAGGATATATGCACAGAGTGTGGCGCGGCCGAGTACGTACAGTGTGACGAAGTTGGCTTCAAGGAGGAACAGGATATCGAGAAGAATGTCGTCTATTCTTATCGGCGCGAGAATCACTTTAACGAGTGGGTCTCACAGTTCCAAGCCAAGGAGACGACCAGTGTGCCACCTGAACTCATAGAGACGCTACGCCACGAGTTCAAGAAACAAAAAATAAAGGAATTGTCAGAAATTACTCATGAAAAGGTTAGGGGACTTTTGAAAAAATTAAACAAAAATAAATATTACGAGCACGTACCTTATATCACGACGATTCTCAACGGGATACAACCACCAACCATGCCCCAAGCACTAGAAGAAAAACTGAGGCTTATGTTTTACCAGGTTCAGAAACCCTTTGAGAAGCATCGACCCGATGGGCGCAAAAACTTCCTAAGTTATTCTTACATCCTGTACAAGTTCTGTGAGCTCCTCGGCGAGGACGACTACCTACCCTGCTTCCCCCTGCTCAAGTCAAAGGAAAAGCTGTACAATCAGGATAAAATATGGAAGAATATTTGTACAGAACTTCAGTGGGAATATATCAAGACCTGAAAAAGTTGGAATGAGGAACTGGCTTTTTGAAATAAAAGTAGAAATTACCTTCCAGTAAATTGTGCTTGCCCTCTTTGAAGCCGGCAAGCTCAAACGAGTGCGGCAGAGGCTTGGCGTCCGCGTAATAGCTCAGTGACGACCGCAGAAAAAACCAACTCGTAAAAATAAAAATCAGGGCAAACCCAACTTTCATTAATTAATTCATAGAATTAAAATAGAAATAATAGTTGCCACCAACCTTCTTGGAACTGGCGCGCATCTTCTTGGCGCGGGCCTTCTTGGCACTAGCCTTCTTAGCCTTGGCTGCGATGCCCTGGCGAGACTTGATAAAGGCAGCAGTACTGCCCGCCTTCTGAATGTCACTGATAGCCTTCTGGTACATCTGGATACGCATCGAATCCGGAATATTCTCCTCGCCCTGGAAGGTTGACGTCGTCTTCTTGGCCATCAGATTGTTCACCTTTGTCTGGTAGGCTGCCACAAAGTCGTTCACATTTCCGTACTTCTTTGCGTCGGCAATCTGCTCATCGAGCATAAGCTTCTGAGTCTTTTTGCTCTTTAGCCATCCCATAAGCCACTTCATCTTTGATTTTTCTAGGCCGTCAATAATCTTATTGTAATTGGCGACAATCTGTGGTACCTGTGGGTTCTTGTTGCTCTTGGCCCAGCGCAGGGCCTGGTTATACACGTTGCGCGAGGTTGTGCGCCTGGGCTTGGAGTCACGGGCAGCCTTTATCTTAGCTATGGCATCCTTCTTGCTTGTGGCGCCCGAGATGACGTTCAGGGCACCCTTCCACTCAGCGACCCGCTTGTTGAACCAAGCTGCGGTACGTGGCCTGCGTATTTTGAAAAAACTTTCGCGACGCTTGGTTACCATCCATAGCACGATGAGCAGCAGACCAATTATTGCCAGACGTACTAGCATTTATATATTCCAAGAAATTTTATGGAGTTTCTCCTGAAACTCGCGCTGCTCGCCGATACCCTCTACCCCAGACCGTGTCCGCATAGCCATGATTTCTGGTCCACTGAAGGTCACGCTGTTCAGCACAAAATCCTCAAAGGCTTCGCAGGCTAGTGGTACAACCGGCTTGATGAGCTCATAGACCTGCTTCGCCAGCGTCTGAATCTCTGGCTGGGCGTGACTATCCATGCGCAACTTCAAAAAGTGAAA